TACCACTAGTATTAGGATCGGTTCCAGCAGTAGAAGGCAGATTACCTGAATCGAATTCAGGTGAAGCGGGAATTGAGCAAGGAGTCCCAAGTATGACAAGTCAACCGCCTGGTATCACAACAAATACAAATTTCACAGGTTCTAATGAGGAAGCTCAAGCGACAGTAACTGAATATTGGAGGCAGCCATCTCCTGAAGAATTCAGAAGTCTCGTTTCGTTAACAGCAGCAGAAGCGTCACCTGATCAGTTAGAGCAAGCTTGGGTGGCAGGTGTCATCATCAATCGCTCTAGAGCCCGAAATAAAACTATCATGCAAACAGCTAATCAGCCGGGTCAGTTCCATGCGGTTACTGGACCAGGGAATGGTAGATCACGATATATAAACGGTCCTTCTGAAAGTAGAGCGAATTCGATTTATGGTTCGATTACTAATTATCTACCAAGCGTTCCTCATGATGTCTACTATTTTGATTCAAATGTAGTTGGGGCATATAGACAAGTTGGCGGTCTAAGCAAATACAATTCGGTAGCGCGCGACAGAAAAGCGGCGGGGTTATCTCTTAAGGTTATTGGTCAATCTAGATTTTGGGTTGGGGGTAAATTCTAAATGGTTGTTAAAGTCGGAAAGGTTAATTCTGCGGTAAAGAGCCTAGGTGGCGGCGGTGGTGGAGGCGGAGCTGTAGAAGGTAAAGCGCTTGCATCTAAAATGGGCTTCTTGGGTTCATTGACACATAATGAAATCGGTGCAGATGATATATTCCAAGCTTTAACTTCAATTGGCGCTCCAGGTATCGGTATGCTCGGTATTGGTGCCGTTAAGATGCTACCTGAAATAGCAAAATATGTTGAAAAATTCAAAAACGATGACCCTGTTAAAGATAAAGAAACTGAAATCAATGCTCTAGAAGGACATAAAGACGAAGCAGGAACTGGCGTAGCAGATCCTAACCTTGAAGTTGTTATGGGTGGTGCTCCAGAGGCTATCAATTATATTTTAACACTGTTAGCTGGTGACGATCTTGCAAAGAATGCTAAACTCCTAAAAGACCAAATTAAAATGCCTACATCCGGCCAACCTGAGACCCAGAAGTCTATTGAAGAGACTGACGAGAGATTAATACAGCCACAGGGTGAAGGATTATTCAGAGACTTCGCGCCATTAGATAATAAAGTCCTAGGCGATCGTCTTGGTATGCCTCTACCTGGTGGGGAGCTCAACTTAGGTCAATTAAAAACTAGCCTAAGTGCCATTGGTGGAGGAGCATTGAAACTCCAGGGACTAATGGATTCTTTTAAGAAATCTAAGAAGGATAAAGTACCACCATTAACAGGAAAACTTCTTGATGACCTTATCTTATATTTAGATGTCTTCATTACAGATCTACTTAATGAGCTATTAGGCTTCAACCTTACCGATAGGGTTATTAGATATAAGCTTCTGAAGGCTATTGCACAAAGAAAGTTGGATGATGCCGCTGAGATCATCCTCGAAAATACAACGAGGACTGATTTAACCAAGGATCTGATCCTAGAAAAGCTTTCGGTTATATCAATTGATGCGGGTGTAATTGTTGACACCGGTGAATATAAACCTAAAAGCGAGATCTCGATTGGCGGCAATAATATAGGGACATTTATTGATACTGCAGAAGAATTTGAAGCGGATTTAGCAGGTATGTCAAAGGCCGTACAGGGTCTAATCCTACACTCAAGTGGGAAAGCCGATCCGAGAGGCCTTATGGACCTTAATTCTATATTGAAAGAAGTTGGCGGTGGTGCATTCAATTACATCATGATGCCTAATGGTAGAGTGTTCAGAGGATCTTCTACTCCAACCGATATTATCAATATGTTATTTGTAAAGGCCAATGATAATCCTAATAATCCCCTTTCAATGGACCAATATAAATCATTTAGAGAAATATTGAGAGCAGTCGATCGCGTCATTCCTGGTATTAAAGTAGGTAATTATTCTGAGATCAATCCAGGTAGTAATGCCCCAACTGTAGGTGTAAATCCTAGACAAATATTATCAGGTATTCAGGGAACTAAAGATACGGGTGTCCAGGGCGGATATGGAGATCTTAATACTGGTATTACGCCGGATTCACCACCAGCACCAGCAGGTAATTCAGCATCACCTCTTAGCCTACAAGGTGAATTAAAACATGCATTAGACCCTAAATGTGGTGCAGTTAACAGTCATCTGAGAAAAGCTGGCGATGCAACAGGTATTAGAGTGGTTGTAAGCTCGGGATATAGAGGTTCCGGCGGTTCGGGAAGGCATAACGGTAGAGCTTCAGATTGTTATCTAGAGAAGGATGGCGCGCAATTGCATCATTATCGCCTAGAAGACAGAAAGTGGATTCAGGCTTTTACAGAAGAATTTATAAAATCTGCTGGGGCGAAATTTGGTGTAGGTATTGCTAATACTGATGCACCAAAGGGAATTTGGTACATGCATGGAACACATTATCACTATGATGTTGTTGGTTCTAAGTATAATCGCGGTAGAGGCGATTATTGGGGCAACGGATCGAGTAAGAGAACTAAGGGTGGTAAACCTGGCGCTCCGGCGTGGTTGGCTTCTCTTGCAAGAAAATATGGAGCATAATTATGCCAATTCATCCAGGTGATTTAAGCAATATCAACAAGAGTCGAGAAGATAAGAAGGGTGTCAGACCTCCTTCTGGTGGTTATCCGCGCGATAGCTATAAGAAAGAATCCAATGTTAATGCCGGCGCAAGGGGATTAGGAAACCAAAATCTTAAGACCTCAGGCTCTTGGGATGGTACAAACTCTGGGCAAACTGGTGAGCCGACTTCTAGATACGGTCAGGCGCAAATTATGGAAACACCTGGGGGTCATATCATTGAATATAATGATACCCCCGGATCTGAAAGAATTATGTTTAGACATGTATCAGGCTCAGGTATTGAAATGAGACCTGATGGGTCTATTCTTATATCTGCATCAAGTCTAATATTTGATGTCCAAGGAGATGAAACACATTCAATATCAGGTCATTTGAATCATAGGGTCGGTGGGGATCTTAATGAACAGATCGCTGGTGATATCTCATTAGATGCAGGTGGTAATATTGTTCAGGACACCGGCGGCACGTTAATCACAAAGGTTGCCCAGGGCTCAGTTACAAATATTCAAGGTAGTCAGGCAACAACAGTTTCCGGTGAAAGTATTCAGACTAATTTAGGGCCTAGAAGTGAAATGAACCTTGCAGGTTATCAGAACAATGTTAAAGGCGATATGCATATAAGAGCCGAGGGAGATATGGGGATCTACGGATCTTCTAATTTGCAAATGACCGCTCAGAAGCGCGCGTCTATCAGTTCGGTTGCCGTTGCCCTAACAGGAGATCAGATGGAGATCGTATCGAACCGAGGAACAATCGGTGGAGCGAATGTCATTGCCTATGCATATAACGCATATATCGGAAAGACCTTATATGCAGGTGATACGGTTGATACCCAGACAGTCCGCGCCACGGAAAGCATATTAACCCCTTACACTGAAAGCACCGTGGTAAAAGCCGAGGGTAAATTCCTGGGTGACTTAGACGGTGTAGCATTTAAGGCACAAAAGCCGGGGGTCTATGCAGGTACTGGTGATATTGGAACGCATCTAGATAATGATACTAAAGCAACAGCCGCAGCTGATGAAAATATCATATCAGCTAGACAGAAAACTGCTAATAATGGTGTCAAAATAGTTAAGATCGACCCTGGTGATTATATTAGGGCTTCGATCGATAGAGCAAGCAATAATGGATTAGTGGAGGCTACTACAGCGTAATGGCAGAAGAAATCGGATTACCGTATAAGAAAGGTGAGCAGTTTCCTACTCTCACTAGCGCACAGGCAGCAAGTAAAATGATGGAGCCTACGAATGCAAGTAACCCCAAATTTATTCAAACGCAAATTATGGACGGGGCCCTATCTGAGGATGCGATATCAGGTTCACCTCCGGGTGTTCTAAAAATTGCTAAGAGAGGAAGAGCACGTACGGGTTCAATTCCTCTTGGAACGGGTGCTAATACAGCTAAGAAGTTTACACCAAAGGCTAGAATGAAAAACTTCCTGCCTAATCCTGATAACTACGAACCAAAAAATTCAGGCAAAGTCTCTAACAGTATTGGAATGGGCTTCTTTATGGGGAAGAATTCTCAGGCCTCATTGGGCCCTGATGTAGACAGACAACAGTTAACCAAAAATTTAGGTATGCAAGCGGAAATTATACGCATCGCGCGATCGAGGCCAGAATTCTCGGGCTATATGATTGAATGCGCTGAAGGTGTATACAAATATGAAAAACTTGAGAAAAAAACAGAAGGATCTATGGCGGCAATGTCTTCTGTGGGCCAACTTATTGGATATAGTATGTCGACATTTGACGGTAAACCAGCGATTAGAAAGCTCTTTGCTTTAGGTGAATATATTATGGAAAGTCACTTCTATGATAAAGTCATCATGGAATATAATAGCTATAGCGGTGCGATCGATGGCAGACTCTTTATCCAGGTTCCTGATATGAGTGGAGATCCGTTGGGCGTCAGTTTTAAGAGACAGACGGCAACGATGTTTAATGGAGAAGAAATATCATCTAGCCTAATGCTATTAGATGTATTTAGCAGTGAAAACGGTGAAGCAGAAGGTTCACATCACCATTAAGATATTGATACCGGATTTTAAATGCATAAATAGTTGAAATAGGGGGTTTACAAACCTCAGAAAATCCGGTATAATAAGAAGACAACTCCGGGAAGGATAGAATATACCTCCATGGCTATAAGAAGCTTTAGTATAGAAGATGGCAACCTTCAAGACAGACCTCTCATTGGTACTAGAAGAGTTGATTACTCCGATGTAGATCTATACTTTGAAATAGATACCACTGGTGATGTATATAAGAAGTTAGATGCTGCAGCAGTTAAACAATCTGTTAAAAACATCATATTATCCAACTATGGAGAGAAACCGTTCAAACCATTCTTCGGAACAGATATAAGAGCATTATTGTTCGAATTATATGACTTTGGTCTAGAGAATGATATTAAGTTAAGAATTAGAACAGCTCTAAAAAGATATGAGCCTCGAGCCGAAATTGTTGAATTAACGGTAGAGGGAGAGCGTGATGAAAATCAATTATTCGTGGAGATCATTTTCAAGGTAGTTAATACCAATGAAATTGTCACCCTAAACACATCCTTAAGTAGGTTAAGATAAATGGCAACTAATATTAAATCCAGCGAATTAGATTTCGAGGCAATCCGCACTAAGCTGAAAACATATTTAGCTGCTCAATCTGAATTTGCAGACTATAATTTTGAGGGCTCAGGATTAGCTAATATCCTTGATGTTCTCGCATATAATACTCATATTAATGCGTTATCTGCTAATATGGCGATCAACGAATCATTTCTTGATACGGCTCAGCTTCGCGGGAGCGTGGTTTCACATGCGCATTCATTAGGTTACTATCCTAAATCTAAAACCGCTGCAAGAGCAACTATTAGTATATCTGCTAATCTAACCACTTTTATTGGTACACCACCTCAATCAATTACTTTGCCGATAGGGGTCAGATTCTCAGCTTCCGTAAAAGGTATTACATATACGTTTCAAACGAGACAGACCTACACCGCTACTAACAACGGTGCAGGGATTTATACATTCGTTGATGATGAAGATAGCGCTGACATTATTGTATATGAAGGAACCGATGTAACTCGAACATATTATGTACCTGATGCTAGTGATACCAGACATTATATTATTAATGACGATCAGCTAGACCAAGACACACTTTCCGTCAATGTGTTCGAATCAACTAATACTGAAGATTTCACTTCTTATTCAAATATTAAAAATGCTATACGTATACGCGATGACTCAACCTACTATATTCTTCAAGAAACACCTAATGGATTCTATGAACTAGAATTCACAGATACCGGATCTTTAGGCATTTGGCCTACTCCTGGAAACAAGATTGAGGTTAATTATCTTAGAACATCAGGTCCGGCCGCTAACGGCGCGCGCGTATTCTCACCTGAAGAAAGCGTAATAGTCTCTGGTCAGAGTATGCCATTATCGACTACTACGATTTCGTATTCAAGTCAAGGTGCTGAAAAGGAGTCTATTGAATCTACAAGATTTCATGCTCCGCTGACATATGCATCTCAAAGACGCATGGTTACCCCGTTTGATTATCACACACTGATTCAGTCTAACTATCCATCACTTGGGGATGTTACTGCCTGGGGCGGAGAACAAAATATTCCAGTCGATTATGGTAAAATGTTCGTCTCAATCAAATATCCTGAAAATACATCCGAAGAAAGTAAGTTAACAACACAAGCAGAAATTAAGGCTAATCTGACAGATCCGCTTGGTGTTGCATCAATCACAACCGAATTCATCTCGCCAGAATTTCTATATATAGGGGTGAACACCACTTTCGACTTCAATCCTACTCTTACAGGCCTAACTTCACAGGCTACACAAGATAGAATAAATGTTAAAGTTAATGAATTCTTCACGGAAAATTTCGGTCAATTTGGAGTCGCATTTCGAAAATCTAACCTATCAGCTATCATTGATGATATATCGCCTGCTATTTTATCCAACAAAATTGACATAGTAGTAAATGAGAGACTTGTTCCAATACTTAATTTCCAAAAGACCTATACGATTCAATTCCCTATTGCGCTAGCGCCGGCAGATGATCAGAACTACATCATCAGATCTTCAAGGTTCAATTTTAACAATAAAATATGCACGTTCAGAAATAGATTATCTTCAAATTCCATAGAAATTGTTGATGTTGAGGGTAATATCATAAGTCAAAATATCGGGTCTTATGACAGACTAACTGGGCAAGTTACACTTACGAATTTCGTTCCTACGGCAATTGTTGGGGGAGCAGATTATGTGAGGGTATTTGCAACTCCCGCCAATCAATCAACTATTACACCATTAAGAAATTACATACTGCTATTAGATACAGGTGAAACGAGCTCAAGAGCAATTGTTAATTATCAAACAACTAGAGTAACTCTATAATGTCAATTAGGACCACAATAGAACATAATAGAAGAAATGTCAAGGTTAGTAGGCGGCAGGTTTTAGAGGTCCTTCCCGACTATTTCCCTTCACTATATCCGAATCTTGTTGCCTTTTTACAGGCCTATTATGATTCGTTTGCAAGTGATCAGCAGGGGATAGTTGATATTCTTAGGAATAGGCTATTTCAACTAAGAGATCTAGAAGAGGTCGACCTCCAATATATCGATTCTATTTTCTATGAGATCGGGAATGGGGCGCAAGCAAAATATTTTACTGACCCTCGATTAATTGGTAAATTGATCTCTCAACTGGTTCAGAATAAGGGCAATGAATTCTCTATAGAAATGTTTTTTAGGATCTTTTTCGATCAGGCCCCAGAAATCAGATACCCTAAAAATGAGATGCTATACGTATTCAGTGGCGATAGTAATGATCTTCAAAGATCTAGAATCGGCGCAGAAGATAATCGTATCGTGCAGGACGGGGCTAAGTGGCAAATACTTAGTGTAAATATCAAGTCGGGTATATCACTAACCACTTGGGAAACTTTATACAGAAAATTCGTGCACATAGGGGGATTTTATCTTACTGGTGAAGTAATCATTGAAACGGTCGCGCGAACGAATAATTTAGTCTTTTCCATATTAAATGACACCGATAGTGATCAGGTTCTATATCTTGACCCCCCAACAAGTCTAGAGACCGATAATTTATCAGTTACTTCTACGTGGAGTGAAATGCATCTTGAAACCGATTCGGAAGGAACGGTATATGTATTGTCCGATAGACCTATGCCATCAGATATAGATCTTCTATATCTTGATAGTGCTTATCCTACATTGCTTGAACTTGCTCAGAAATCAAGCTTTACTATGGATAAGACCACTGGCATCGAGATGGATAACACCCTAGAAACGACTGACGAGGGTAAAATTATAACATCATATAATGCAGATTCGGCCTAGAAAAAGTCATAAATAGATCAAAGAGATAAACGGAATTTAATAAATGTCAAAGACCAGAGAAGATATTTCAAGAGGAACCACTGCCAATGACGGTACAGGCGATGACCTGAGATCGGCAGCGGGTAAGATTAATAACAACTTTGGTAAAATCTGGGAAAAATTAGGTGGTGATAGTGATGTTTTTTACGATCATAATGTTGTAACGCCGACACTAGAAATGACAGCCAATGGCGCTATTTCACTTGATGTCTCATACACAATTTTTAATAAAGCAACAGCACTAGCGGCAACGTTGGCCGACGCGGCCTCAACCGGCCAACTAAAATATTTTACGAACAAAGGTGCAGGACTTGTTACAGTAACACCTGCTAATTTTTCTTTAGGAACATCATTTTCAGTACCTCAAAATTCTGGGGCTCAGACAATCTGGGACGGAACGAATTGGCATTTAGTAGGTCACGATAGCGCGGTTTCAACGGTATAATTATGGCACAACTAACATTAGTTTATGATAGCGACTTCTCTCAATTGATTATTAAGGCGAATTCGAATTTTGATGAATTATATAACATACCTGCAGCTGGCCCGGACTGGGAATCAGATACCGCAAAAACACCTTCATCAGGTCTTAATACCTGGGCGCATGGCCTTGCAGGTGTGCCCAAAGCAGTATCAGTATGGGCAGTTTGTACTAGTGCAGCTAATGGATATACGGTTGGCAGTATAGCACAGATAGCAAATTCTGGTTACACGACTGATGTAAACGGTTATCCCGAATATTCTCACCAAGTATGGTCAGATTCGGATAATGTATATTTATATTATACTGGTGTGGCCCCATTTAGTAGAGCCTCATCAAAGGGCACAGTCAGCACCGGTACCGCATCTAGTAGTTTCGAACTATGGGCTAACGCGTCATTATAAAAATAGGAAATAAGAAATGTCAGCAGTAATTACAGACGAACTTAAAAGAAAGGTATTGGGGAGAATCCTAGCTGAAGTTAACGGCGACGTGGGCGCTGACTCCGATTCCTATTTTATAGGTATAGGTAAATCTGAGCCATGGAATGATTCTGATATACCTGATACCGCCTACAATCATGGCACCTACGGGTACGACGAAAGACAATTTCGTTACGGTCTACAATCGGTCAAAAAGGTTGTTGATGCATCGTTTATTGTACCACGTGTCAATTGGGCCTCAGGTACAATTTACCAAGCTTATTCAGATAAATCTGAAGGTCATCCAACTACACCTTTTTATGCATTATCTGATGCTAACAATGTTTATGTTTGTGTCGAAAGAGCTAGAAATGCCGACGGATCTTTAAAGACCTCGACAATCGCTCCTACTGGGCAATCAACATCAGTGCTATCTACTGCGGACGGGTACAGATGGCAATTTCTTTATACTATTCCTACTAGTAGATCGATCAAATTCCTATCATCAAATTATATGCCTGTGGCCCTTGTGGATTCAGATGATGCAGTTGCTTCAGTTCCGGATGCTATTCAAAAATCAATTCAAGACGCAGCAGTTCCGGGTCAGGTTCTTAATTGCCAAATCACAGCTGGCGGAACAGGATATACCTCTGCCCCAACTGTGGTATTTGCTGGCAATGGCACGGGCGCGGCCGCAACAGCCACTGTCACAGCAGGTGTGGTCACAAGAATAGTAATGACGAACCGCGGTTCAGGTTATACGAACTGTCAGGTTACCCTTACCGGTGGTGGTGGTTCTGGCGCGACCCTGCGCCCTGTCATCGCGAATAAAGGTGGTCTAGGTTCTAATCCTCTCATGGACCTCAAATCTAAGGCGCTTATGTTTAATATTAAGGCTGACGGGTTGGAAAATGACGATTTCATAGTGGATAATGAATTTAGACAGATGGGGCTATTAAATAATATCTTAAACCCTGCCGGAGATCGATTCGAAGGTTCAACAGCACTGGCTCTTAAGAAATTAATATTAAGTTCCCCATCTGAGGCATCAACTTTCTCACTTGATCAAGAAATTACAGGTTCGGTATCAGGCACAAAAGCTCTTATCGATTACATTGATTCTGATATCCTTTTTTATCATCAGACCCCAACAACAGGCTTTGGCGCTTTTGATTCGGATATTGCTTCTACAATTACAGCGTCGGGCGCTAGCGGCACCTTGTCAAGTATTATAGATAGTGCTGATATAGATAATCTTTCCGGCTCTCTTCTGTACCTTGAAAATAGAGCGGCAGTGGAAAGATCACTTAATCAAACTGAAGATATCAAAATTATCATCCAAATTTAAGGCTAAGAAGTATGACTTCACAAGTAATTCTGAACACATTTGCAAATGACTATAAAGACGATTATCGTGATAGTGATGATTTTGCTCGTATCCTATTTAATCCTAGACGGGCGGTTCAAGCTCGTGAGCTTACTCAGCTGCAAACAATCGTTCAAGCACAATTACGTAGATTCGGTGATAACATCTTTAAAGATGGTGCTGCCGTTAATCCTTCTACCAACGTTAGTGTTAATCCCGTATATCCATTCGTAAAACTGATAGAAACTGATATCTCTGGTGCAGATCTAGATACCGAATTCACCGGTGACACCTCCGGCGTCAGCGCGAAATTGACTGAAAAGGTTGATGCTGTAGATTCCGATCCTGCCACATTTTACATTAGATATACCCAAGGTTCGTCTACACTCACAACAGGAACTAAGTTCGCCCCAGGCGAAACCATTTCAAATGGTGTGGTATCGTATACTGTTCAAACTACTAATACGACTGAAAACCCTGCTATCGGAAACGGTTCAAGAGTAGCAGTTAGCCAAGGTGAATTTTACACTCAGGGATTCTTTACCCGCGCCGGCGCGCAGTCGATTATTCTTTCGAAATACACTTCTAATCCAACAGCTAATATCGGTTTTACTGTTTCTGAAGAGATCGTCACAGCGGCAGATGATGAAAGACTCTATGATAATCAGGGGGACGTTCCCAACTTAACAGCGCCAGGCGCTGACAGATATAGAGTTCGACTGGTCCTAATTGACGAGGCTGACAAAGACTCTGATCAAACGTTCGTCTATGTTGCAAGAGTTGAAAATGGCACGGTTGTTGAGATTAATAACGGACGAGATGACTATAATAAAATCCTTGATCTTATAGCAGAAAGAACTGCAGAGGAATCAGGCGATTATACCGTAAGACCCTTCATTGCAAACTTTAAAGAAGATTCTGCTGATACCCACTTGCTTCTTGATATCAATTCATCTGTAGGATATGTAGACGGCTATAGACAAGAATCTTGGCCAACACAGATCCGTATTCCCAAACCTACAGATACCACTACACTTAACAATGAAACGGTTGCTGCCAATTTTGGTAACTATGTAATTTGTAGCTCGATCTTAGGCATTCCTGATGTTAGTGAATATGAGCTGGTCAACATTTACGATGCCCCTACTTCAGGTAATATCATTGGTACATGTCGCGTTAGATCTCTAGAGGAGGCTACCGGTAGCGTATATAAATTATACATTTTCCAGGTTAAGATGCATACTGGTAAATCGTTCAGGAATGCTAGAGCATTAGGTACGAGCGCAACAGAAAATGCTATCATCCAACTGGAAAATGGTAATGCCGTCGTTAAAGAACAGAAGAATAACAATCTTTTCTTCGATCTACCTCGCTGGAGACCTTATTCAATTAGCGCTGTCGATTATACCTATACAGTTCTTAGACACGCAACACATACCGCATCCACAAATACCGTTACATTGGGCTTCGATCATTCAGGTGAATCGTTTGCAAGAACTAGCGAATGGCTATTTACACAAACGTCTGATGGATCCTTAATTGTGCCTACGTCAATTGATACCGGTACAGGTCTTGTGACATTCACTTCTGCTACAGGTTCAATCGACTGTTTATACCTAATTCAAAAGGGTGGTGCAAGTGCCCCTACCCCTTATAAAACTAAAAATCTAGTAGAAACAACTGTTGCTACAACGGTTACTGTTGATTCAGATGGTACATATGTCAACTTAAGCAAGCCAGATATCTTATCAGTATCGCGCGTACGCGCAACAGATTCTGATGGCGCAAACCTTATCAATAAATTCTATCTTGATAACGGTCAAAGAGATAACTATTATGATATGGGTCGGATGGTTCTAGCTCCTGGACAAGCTAATCCGGGCGGAACAGTCTTTGTAAGATTTAAGCACTTTCAACATACAGGTGTAGGTGACTTCTTCTGCATCAGTTCGTATGATATACCTACTGATATCACATATGCAGATGTACCATTATATAGACAGACCAATGGCGAGACGGTACCCCTTCGCGATGTTCTAGATTTTAGACCTACTATCAACGAAGAAAGAACCTCGTTCACTACGGGCACTAATCCACTATTTTCAGAACTACCTTTAAACACAGATCTGATCACTGTCGATCCTACTTATTATATGCCTAGGAAAGATGCACTTCTTCTTGATGCTAATACAGGTATTAGATATAGAACAGGTACCTCAGGACTAGACCCCCAACTACCAATTACTGCATCCAATACGATGCAACTATATAACTTCGAGCTAAATCCTAACACACTTAACAAATCGGATCTATCAGCTCAGTATATCGACAATCGTGGTTACACAATGAGAGATATCGGTAAGCTTCATAAAGAGATTAATAATGTTAAGCAATTAGCTACATTGTCCCTATTAGATATGCAAGCTACTTCTCTAGAGGTTCTTGATTCTGACGGATTAACACGAACAAAAGCAGGATTCCTTACTGATGATTTCCGTGATCACCGAGCAGCAATGGTCGATGACTTAGAATATCGTGCATCTATCGATCCGACAGCAGGTATTATGCGTCCTGCCTTTAGAGAAAAGAACATTCCTCTTGCGTTTGACTCAGCTGCTATTTCAGGAGTATCAAGCTCAACTAGCTCTAACTGTATTCTAAAAGCCGATAACCTTATGCTCGATTATACTCACGAGCTTTATATAACTCAGCCGCACGCATCAACTACAGAAAATGTTAACCCTTATATTATGACATTCTATAGGGGCGTTATTGTTCTATCACCGAATTCAGATGAGTCAAGAGATACTGTCGAATTCTCGGTTCGTGTCGATCAAAGATCAGAAGTTGATATCGAAACATTCCTAAACCGTACCCTTGGCGAAGAAGATACAAGATCTATTATGAATACTGTTGAAAGCGATCCGCAATTTGGTGGTAGAAACGCTTTCATTCGCCATAAGATCTCATTGGCCGCTGCTTCAAATTTCACATCATCAGGTACACTCGAGGAAGCAGTCCAGGCACTTCCGCCTGCTACTAATCAAATTCTTGCTCAAGTCTTTGATACTATTAGTCCTGTCTGGAGAGAATTTGCATGGGGCTGGAGCGGTGTACCTAGGAACGCTAATAACTCAGCCGGAACTGTGGATGGTGGCATTAGTACTACCGATGGCGGCACATTTGGCAGATTTGCTTCTAGATTATTCATACCTAGGGTTAGATCAAGAGAAGTTCGCTTTAGAGCAGTAGGTCTTATGCCTAATGCTAGGCATTGGCCATTCTTTGATGGCGTAGATGTTAGTGATTATTGTGTCCAAGGTCAAGGTGTCGGTAATGGCGGTAGTGACTTCGTCGATGCAGGTGAAACTGATCAATGGAGCTATTCTCGTAGAAGAAACAATTGGGTCTGGACGGGACAAACCGCTCCATCAGGTTCAACTGAGCCGTTTCCTATGGGCGCAATGAACGGAATTTACTGGCACCCATTCTGGGGTGATACTACACCTACCGATTCTCAAAGAGCATTGGTCGCTGGTTCAAATGGTGATCTAAATGGATCGATTTTCCTACCTAATAATGATCAATTATCATTCTTAAGTGGGGTTAAAGAATTCAAGCTTATTGATAATACTACTGGTAACGTAGGTCAAGCGGGTTCGTGGGCAGCAGCTGATTATACTGCTGATGCTTTAGTGGATGTTACCATTACTAAAATTATGCCACCTAGACCGAAAAAACCAAAAACATGGACTGATAATATTGGGACGGCGCAGGTCAATCAACCTGGTGAAGGTTCAAATAACATGGGGGGAGGTAACACTGGTGATACTAGTGGCTTCGCCGGCGGCCAATGTGGACTAGATCCATTGGCCCAATCATTCTTCATCAATAATGCTGATGGTGCCTTTGTAACAAAAGTGGGGGTATACTTTAAGACAAAAGACAGCGATCTTAATATAGTCGCAGCATATCTATGCCCAATGGTGAACGGTTATCCTCAAGAAAACGGTTTCTATAAAGGTGCCTTTAAAGCCCTAACCCCTTCTCAGGTTAATATATCAGATGATGCAACAGCAGTAACAACATTCGAATTCGATAGCCCGGTATATCTACCCGCCGGCGAACACTGCCTGATTGTTAGATCTGTATCTGTTGAATATAGGGTCTTCATTGCTAAAATCGGTGAGCATTACGTAGGTCAAACAGAGACGAAAATTACCAAACAACCTTCTCTAGGCTCATTATTTAGATCCCAGAACGCATCAACGTGGACTGCCGGTCAGTTCGAAGATATGAAATTCGATCTATATCGTGCAGACTTTGCCACATCAGGCGTAGCAATCCTATCTAATACGCTTCTGGAAGAAAAGGTCCTAGTACCTAATCCGTTCTTATTCGATTCTGCATCAACAACAGTTAGGGTTATTCATCCTAACCACGGAATGTATGTCGATGATGTGATTCAATTCTCAGGAATTGACTCTGATGCATCTTGGCCAATGACTACTAATTCTATCGTGGGTAACAGAACAATTACTGCAATAGATGGATCGGGTTATACCTTTGAAGCAGATTCTGCAGCGTCATCATCATTAAGAACTGGTGGTTATAATGTAACAGCACCAGACAACATTCTAATGGACACGATCTATCCACAAATTGATGTTATGTCACCAAATGGTACAGCCGTCGATTTATCAGGTCGATTCGTCACAGGTAAATCCTTCGCGGGCGCAGAAGCCCCTTATGGATTAGAGTCAACTTACGGTCATAATCTGACTCCATATGATGCATATAACTTTACTAATCCTAGAATGATTATGTCTTCACATTTTGAAGAAGACGGTTCATTCCCTAACAGGTCAGCATTAATTCAAGCTAATTTGGAAACAATATCATCATTCGTTTCACCGGTGCTTGATATGTCTCGCGCATCTATCACGGCTATTAATAACCTGATCGATAAGCAGGACTCAGCTGCTACCGTAGGCTACAATGTCCCTATTAGCATAATTCAAGAAACCGATCCGATCGGTGGTACGCATCTTGCTAAATATGTAACGAAGCCCGTTACTCTAGAAGAAGATGCTGTAGGCCTAAGAATTATCTTTGCAGCCAACCGTCCAAGCGTATCCGACTTCCTGGTCTATTATAAAGTAGCACAGAACGACGATAATCTCAATGAAGTCGCATGGCAATTGGTTGAAAAGGAAGCTGATGTCAAGAGTGATGAAAATCCTAATGTCTTTAGAGATTACAGATATCTCATTGGTGGTTTATCAGGAATTGATGAGCCGTTTAGCACCTTCCGAGTGAAGATTGTAATGAGATCAACCAACAGTTCAAAGGTCCCCGTCTTCAGAGACTTTAGAGCTATAGCATTGACGGTGTAAAATGATCCCTGTTAAAAATCAACCTGATCTAGTCAAAGATCCTAGATCAGGTGCAGTAATCAACATAAATAAACGTGAGATGGAGCTTGCTCGTCATCGCAAAAAAGTTCGAGCTAACGAAAAAGAGCGTGTGAATAAGATTGAAAGTGAACTTATAGAGATAAAGAATCTGCTCGAGAAACTTATAGGAAAAACAGATGGCTAAAGTTACACTTGGGGTCGATACCACAAGCACATTTATAACTAAATTCAATGCATTGGATTCTGATTTCAGAGGCCAGGGTCTAACGCGTGAAAGTATTTCTGTTAATGATATTAGCGGATATGGGTCATTAACCTATACCTCTTCAACAGGTGTGATTGCTTATACGGGCCCAAGCGATTCAGATATAAGAGGTACTTTCTCAGCCGGAACAGGTATCACTATCGATTCCTCTGGTGAAATTGCTGCTAGTGTTACTGTTGTAGACGCATCAATCTCCGTAAAGGGTATTGCACAATTCGATTCCGCAGATTTTAGTGTAACATCTGGCTTCGTATCCATTACACCTAAAACAATTCAAACTACCGATATTGCTGCTGACGCCGTCACACGGGCTAAATTAGCAGATGAAGTTGAATTTATAATTTACAATTCCTCTGGAACCCCAGTGAAAACATTATATGGCGCAGGTTCATAATATATGACAGCAAGAACTCCCCTTAAATTAGACGGCGACGGTAACCTGGTGGAAATGACACCTGGTGAGATTACCCGTATCAAAAGACATGCTAAATATCTTTGGGGCACAAACCCGGTTATAACATTATCACAAGTTGCAAGTGGTGGTGATTTAACCACTATCTCTGATACTAGATATCAAGCCGGCGATTGGGAATTCAGCGTTTCAGCTTATCCATCAGAAGCAACAACAGCCGAACCTAGTGTGGTAACTGTCAATTATGATAAAATTCTTTCTGCTATAGACTCAGCCGGTGCTACACCAATAGTTCCTGATACGAATAATGTGGCATTTCCGGTCTATCTCGATGGTTCTAATCATATAAATGCTATGACAGATTCTGATTTCTATGATACCTTTATCGTTGACAGTATTGCAGAAATTGTGACTGATGGTGATAATGCCCCAGGTGTTTATACTATTCATACTGCTACTTCTTTGACTGGTTATACTCTGGTTAGTGCAACCCCGATTTATACAGACACGCGCGCGGACACTACCGCTTATACGGCCGCAGAAATTCCTGAAGCAAATGATCAGCCGGTAACAATTACCAACTATTACCTATTGCAAAAAGATGCTGATTCTGACGAGAATATACCTCTACCAGTATATGTAAGAAATGCAGATAAAGATCTTCAACAATATGATAGTGCATCCTTTGATGCAATGCTAGAAGACACTATGAGATATGTATCACGAAATATCGTCGGGAGCAAACTATCATACAATATTGATGGTTCTGGAACCGTCTTAGGTTCAGGTATGGCAAACACCGTGCTCACGGGCGTTACGGGTGATTATCAAACACGATTCGTTAACTCTAATGATTACCGCGCACAAGAATTCCCGAATGGTACACCTACCACATCGGCTACACATTATCTAAGAATAGAAAAGGTTTAATCATGAAATATGTCACATCAAGATTCATTGACGAAGAGAGAGAAAATATTGAAGTTCTCTGGGAGCGAGAAGATGGCGGCTTTATCACCACTATTGTTCCTGCTGATGAAACGGCCCGATCATATAAAGAATTAATGAAGCACGCTGACCTAGACACCATTCATGATAATACCTGGGACTGGATTAATGATCAGAAGAAGCTTATTGATAATGAGCTTCACCGCATTGGCCGCGAAAGAGGGGTTATTTTTGATGCCCCCGGAGGGATGTCTAGTGAAGCATTTAAGATACTTCTTAAGGGGTTATTTGCTGACTTTGATGCAGTCAAGAATAAAGAAGAATTATTCCTTCTAAAGTTAGAAATATTCGAGCTCGATTTCATTCAAGAATTTAAGGGCAGGAAACTAAAAGCCCGACTGCGCAAGGCCGAAACCGTTATTGATGCCATTAAGACGGCAATAGAAATTTATGAAACCACGCGTGAGGCTGGTCTAGCATCTCCTGATACCTCTGATTAAATAGGTAAATTGGGTATTTTACGTATTCTTCAGGAACGTAGCGATATGAGACTATCCGGTCATCTTCACCATAAGTGCTATATTGATAGTTAAAATTCTTGAATAAGAATTCGTCCATACCTGCTTGGCCGTCCGGCGCATCAGGGTATTTACAGCGATATTTTAACTGATAATATTCAGGATCTTCTTTAAACAGATCACTAATATCAGATCTATCCCCTTCCCAACTAATCACATCCGAACAGATTGGCGTATGAAACGGCTTACGCCAGTACGCGTGACAAACGTGTAGATCCTTTCTAAGAAGGTGATTTAGATCCCCCTTAATGACAACATCCAGATCAAAAAATATATTCTGTCCGTCTCGGAACTTATCAAAGATCTGAAACTTGTTAAACACACCAACATATTCCTCCTCCGTGATAACCTCAAATGTAGGGTTATCGAAGTTTGCATAGGTTTTTACCATGTGAATAAGATTGTCAGTATACCATTGGCTGAATTTAGTTCCGGTATTGACTATAATGACTCTAACCATTTAATTCCCCAAAGGATTTCTCGAATTCTTTGTCAATATAATGCATAATGAACGCTTTGCGTTTTTGGACAGTTGGTTCGTTCCACGCGAAGCTCTTAGCCTCTATATAATTCCAAGCCATACTGTGTGCATTATAGCCTAAATCTTCTAGAAGATAGGTCATATAGACCTCATTGTTAGGAACGAACTTTGAAGAAATCTCTATAGGATATATAGATTCCTCTTTTGAAGATTCTAGTAATTCGTTCATCTTATCGAAATTCTCAGACCATTCTAACTTCTTTATTGCCTCGCTCCCGCCCGTCATGACCCCAGTGTTGAATACCATAGGCTCACCTCTGCCCTTATTTTCTAATATCCTCATAGAACTTTTAGCTGCTATTTTAATAAAAACGTTCATATAATCGAATCCGTCATACTCTAAAGCCGTGGTCATTTCTAAGGGGGTATAAGGTCTATAGAGGGGGTAGACGCCCATTTTATCCATAGGTATAGATTCGAATATATTAGGTATATTCTTGTTGGGTATCGCATCGAAGTCTAAATATACAACCTCATCAAATTCCTTTGCGAATAGCTCGAAACATCGTATTTTTTCAAATTGCACTTCGTTGTAAGTGATATCATAATCTAGATCCATTCCCGGTTCGCATAGGCGGTAATCCGCACCACAAAAAGCCGCATATTCCCTATGTCTATCATGAATTAGATCGTGATATTTTGTAAATTGTTCTCTTTTATGTTCATTAGTACTTGGGTGATCTTCATCCATACAGGGCGTGTATACGCTATATATCAGTCTTTTTGGCATACCAATTCCTTACCCAATCGAACTCTTTATTTATCACATGTATGAAATGCGCGTTTGGCTTGATATAATTGTAACTCGTATTTAACTGATAGTGCCAACGATTGTCTAGTTGTATACCCTCAAGACCCTTAAGTTGCATTAAATAGCCCCAAAGAGTTTCATTATCATATCCGAATCCACCCTTAACTTCAGGTAAATATATAGAATCAACATCGTTGACCAAATCATGCATTAATGCAAGATTATCATTAAAGTCTTCAAAATATCCTAGTTTATCCATTTGCTCTTTATTAGCACCAATGATACCTGTATTATACACCCTATCATTAGATTTGATACCATGAGTATTTAACATCGCCCGGGCGTTCCAATATTTGGCTTCGGGTGATCTCTCTGGAAGAGGTATCTTCTTTTTGGTCCTAATTTGATATAATGAATTGGCAGCTGCCTCAATATCGTACCTACAAGCAATACCCTTACTAAGATCGTGAGCTTCAAAAAAATTAAACTTTGTATTTGGAAGAACATCGAGGTCTAGGTATAATACTTCGTCATATTCTTTAACAAATTCGTTTAGTTTATAAAGCTTATAGAAATTGACAATTTGCCAGGTATTTAGATAAGGATGATCGGTTTTTAGCTTATTGTAAAACCAGCCCCACGGATCTTCATTATCAACAATCTTATAATAAGCGCCTATTGAATGTGCATATTCCGCCTGTCGGTCAAAGAACCACAGCCCATGATCTTTATAGCCCCTATTCGCTTTAATGTTTTTGTCGACCGTTTCACCTGAAAATGGTGGTTGAATATCTAGTTCATCCGGTGGAATTTGCACATAAATAGTGTATATAAGTCGCTTCATGGGTACCTTCTTTAATCTTATTATAACGTATCTATGATAAATTGTAAACCCCTAAATGTATAAATAGTAATAATAAGAACCTGGAGAAATTATATGGCCCATTATGAAGAATTTCTAATAGATCAAGGAGCTGATGTGGCCATTCAATTAGAATTAGTTGAACCTACAGGGGCCGTTAAAGATCTAACGGGAAAAACCGTAACAGGCTCAATCAAGAGAACATATAATACGCCCGATTCTGATGCTATTTCATTTACTTCTGTTGTGACAGACTATGCCAATGGTTATGTCACATTAAGTCTTACTAATGCCCAAACATCTCTAATGACAGGAAAAACCTATCTCTATGATGTTGAGGTCTCATTTCAAGACTCTGATCTGAATACAATCATTGAGAGAGTTTTAGAAGGTGTTATTCAAATTAATCCGTCGGTAATAAGGTAAAAGTATGCCAACTAGAGTTAACTCAGTCAGTCAAAATCCGGGCACCTTTACGAAAAAGGTTACTGTTTCTACACCTTCAACTATGGTCAAAAAGATAGTTGTTGGCACACCCGTCAGACGTGTTAGCTCCGACACTCTTACTATTGCTTCTTTAGGAGATACTGACGTATCAGGTATAAGTGATGGGTGTCTTTTAGTCTACGACGCTTCATCCGGCAAATGGGTTTCACAACTAGATATAGACAATAATCAAAACATTAACGGAGGCAGCTACTAATGGCCGCAATATTAAGAATTAAAAGGTCTACGAGCACTTCCGCGCCCGGAACCCTTAAATCAGGTGAATTAGCTTATTCGGCAGGTGCAGGTACCTCGGGCAATAACGGTTCAAGACTATTTTATGGTAAAGGCGATGATGGCAGTGGTAATGCCACAAGTATCGTTGTTATCGGTGGTGAATATCATACTGATCAGCTAGATCATACTGCTGGTATTTTAACTGCTTCATCAGCAATGATTGTTGGTGCAGATAAAAAGATGGACGAAATTCTTGTTGATAATATCAGCATTAATGGTAATACTATCTCTTCAACTGATGCAAACGGCGCGATCGTTCTAAGTCCCAATGGCTCTGGTATAATTAATGCTAGTTCTAGTTTAATCAGCAACGTTACCGATCCGGTGTCAGCACAAGATGCTGCAACCAAGCAATATGTTGATACCGCTACAGGCTCATCGCCAACATTAACTTTAGCAGGTGATACCGGAAGTGGTGATGTTACCCTTGTTGATTCGGATCTAAGTATCTTAGGTGGTACAGGTTTATCATCAGTCGCATCCGGCGCCGGCGTTACCATATCACTTGATAACACAAGCGTTACCCCGGGCTCATATGGGGATGCATCTAATTATCCAACTTTCACAGTCGATCAACAAGGTCGCTTAACTGCAGCAGGAACACAAGTGGTACCTAGCGGCGTATTAAGTATAGCAGGTGAAACCGGAACGGATAATGTTACTCTTGGAACAGATACATTAACATTCACAGGTACAGGTACAGTAAATACCACAGTCACTGATAACACGGTAACTATCGCGGTTGCCGATGCCACAGTGTCTGCAAAAGGTCTTGCATCGTTCCCTACTGCTAACTTTACAGTGTCAAGTGGAGCAGTAACCCCTAAAGATATTACGATCGGTTCTACAGCACTTACTAATGGTGAAACTTCTACAACCCTTGCAGGACTTACTCAAGTTGTTGTCGATCAATTAACCATTGATGGTAATGTGATAGCTTCTTCGAACGGTACTCTTGCTCTAGATCCTAATTCAGCCGATTCTGATGTGGGTGATGTTATCATTCGTGGTAACCTGATCGTTCAAGGTACTCAGACTACGATCAATTCCGCGGAAGTTTCCTTCAACGATCTTAACATTGTATTGGGTGATTCTGCAGCGAATGCGGCAGCTGCCGACGGCGCCGGTCTAACAGTTGGTGGCTCAGGATATTCCGGAACTCAGGCGACCCTACTATTTGACGGATCCGGTGATAAATGGGTAATGAACAAGACCCTAAATCTACCAGCTGGTCTAACTTCACTAGAATTTAATGGTACTTCTCTAACAGAAACATTAGAAGATCATCTTGTAAGTAATTTCTTCCTTGCTGGAGAAGGTGTAGATTTAACATATGATGATGGAGCAAACACGTTAACAGTTGCAGCAGAACTAGCAACAGTAACAAATCCGGGGGTGGCTAACTTCGATTCAGATCAAATGACAGTAACCTCAGGCTTTGTAACGATATATAGCCTTGATGGTGGAACTTACTAATAGCCTATAGGGATTTTTATCTCTGGCTTTAACCCTTTTTAGGATTTAGAATGGCAATTAAAAATCTATTTAAGCGCTCGTCAGTAGCGGCAAAGGTCCCCTTAGTTGGGGATTTAGATTATGGTGAACTAGCCATAAACTATACTGATGGTGTCATATATTATAAAAATGCATCCAACGCTATCAAACGATTCATCGATTCAGATCTTCTTGATGCTAAGGGGTATCTAACAGCTTCATCAGCTGACTCTGACTATGCAACTGATGCTGAAGGAGCACTTGCAGGAGTAACAGGTAGTACTGGTATTATCACTGGCGGCGTAATAACAGTAAACGCTGACCCCGACAAGATCGATATTTCAGCCGGATCCGGCTATGTCATTGATGACACAGTTTCACCCGCTGGTATAACTCTTGTTACATGGACAGCATTTACAGCAGTTACACTAACAGACTTGGCAACAGCAACATCAACTGACATTGCAATCAATGCAGCAGGGGCAGTTGTTCAGCAACGTAGCTTTTCAGTTGATGAACTGAGAACACACATTCTGCTTGGTGGTGTTGACCATGTAGGCGGAGTAATCCGTAACTTATTCCCAATTCAAATTCCTTCGTTTGCGCCGGGTTTATCTGTGCGTGATCTTAGCCGTGCAATTGGTGATCTTAATCTAAGTGGTAACGCCTTTGCGGCGGCCAGTACCGACCTAACTATTAGTAAAAGTTCTGGTACGGTATTTTCCTATGGGCGCAACACCCCTACAAGTAAAACTGACCCACACAGAATCTCTACAGCGGCATTGAATCCTGCATCCTTCAGCTATATTTTCCAAAATGGATCCGGTGGAACCACGGTTGCGGCCGCGGGGACATCCATTAACCCTTTAAATTATGATGATGGCACTGGCACTCTGAATACTGTTGGTGTGAATGATTTTGCAATACAACAGTTTTTATATTTTGCGAACGCGAATAAAGTGTTCGTCCAATACGGAACAGCCACATATAACACTATGAAGGAAGCCATTGAGGGCTTGGCCATTTCATCATTCCCAGAGTTGACGGGCTTTACCTCTGCAATGCGGCGGGGGGTTCTAATTGTTAAACGTGGTACAACAAATCTAGCAACCGCAGCGGATGCTAAATTCTTTGTGGCCGATAAGTTCGGATCTGTAGCGGGTTCAACGGGGGTTGCTGCTGGACAATTCGGAGATATGTTGGCGAGTGTTTATGACCCGACGGCTATCGCTGGTGATGCCTTTGCTATGGATAATATGGTTGAAGGCGCAACCACCAAGATACTAACAGACACTGAGCGTAGTAAGCTGGCAGCTATAGAGGCGCTGGCGGATGTAACCGATACAACGAATGTGACTGCGGCTGGTGCTTTAATGGATAGTGAGGTAACTAACTTAGCTCAAGTTAAAGCCTTTAGTTCAGCTGATTACGCAACAGCCGCTCAAGGTACTCTTGCATCTACTGCCGTGCAGCCTGCAGCGATAGCTAATTCAGGAAATTGGGATGCAGCATTCGGCTGGGGTGATCATGCATTAGCGGGATACCTAACAACTCAGACTTCCCATGCGGATGTTCTTGTTGATAGTGATACCGATAATTCTATTGTAACTGATGGCAGCAACGCAGATAAAATCGTTGTAAGGGATGCGTCTGGTCACACGGGTGTTCGTTATGCTTACACCTTCTATACTAGTATGAATCACTCTGTTGTTAGTAGAGATAGTGATGATACCTTTTATTCTTCTACTGACAATTTCATAAGAAAAAATGATGCCGCTGGATTTAGAAATTCATTAGGCTTAGGTACAGCTGCTCTAGTAGACATACTAGACGAAGATACCATGACCTCTGATTCCCCTACGGCCGTACCAAGTCAACAATCAGTGAAGGCATATGTCGATGCTAATGCTGGCGGATCGGTGGCTATTCAACCTGCTGCGCCAACATTTTCTTCTGGTGCATTATGGTTTAATAATGATCTAGGTCAACTTTTCATAGGATATACAGATTCTGACGGTACAGATAACTTTATCGAAGCTGCGCCATCCGGATCGAATCCAGTCAAGAGCACGGGCCTTGCATCTTCTACAGAATTAATAATTTATAATTCAGCAGGTACCCCTGTTAAAACATTATATGGAGCAGGAGAATAATGGCTACTATTGCATTTCCAACCTCACCAACACACGGCGATATTAAAAATAACGGAAATCTTACATATACATACGATTCTGATTATAGTATATGGGTGGTTACCTCGTTTCCTACAGCCCCAAGAGGTATTGCGGCTACTATTGCTATTGGCACTGTAACCACGCTCGATTCTGATGCATCTGCAACAGTTATAAATGTGGGTGATAGCGCAGACGCTATTTTAGATTTCGGTATACCTCGTGGTATTTTTGCGGGGCTTCCCGCAAATGCGCTTGTTGACAGTGATTTAGGGGTATCTGTTCAAGCATATGATGCAGATACTCTAAAAGCTGATTTAACAGATACCTTAACTGTTGGTTATGCAGCTACCCCGTATAATGCAGGAACAAAATCAAGTGGTACCTTTACACCAGATGAAGCAAATGGTAATTTCCAATATGGGGTTAACGGAGGTGCCCACACCCTTGCTCCACCGACTAATAATTGTACTATCGTTATTCAATATACAAATAACGCTTCAGCAGGTACAATAACAACTTCCGGCTTTACGATTGTGGTCGGTGATACTTTAACAACAACTAATGGGGATGATTTCATGTTCTATATTACGAAGAATAATGGATTTAGTGTCCTAAATGTGGTGGCCTTGCAATGAGTTTAATGCCAATTTTTTCACCAGTTGTCGGCAATGTCGAACCCCCATACTGGGTTTCAACGGGAACTTTTGCTTCAGGCCAAGGGGTTATCGAGCCCGGTTTACCTGCAGGTGGGACAGTGGATGATTTCTATTTTCTAGTAAACGAATGTAGATCGGACCAGGATGTACGCACTTGCTATTGGTCTAAAGATTATGTTGGTCAAATGACGGAAAAAACAAACGTAACCAATGGCTCTAGAGCACAATTATGGTACGAACATTTTTTAACTGGACACGGTGTACAGGATCATCGTCTTAGCGATTCTGGTAATCACACAAGTGCAAGAGCCATCCTTGTCAGAAATTGTGATACGACCGATCCGTTTGACGGTACACCAACTACAAACACATATGCCAGTTCACTGACTACAACATTTACAGCGGCGGATTTTACAACAACAGTTAAGGGATGTTTACTTTACACTTTGGTTACTGTTGCTAATGATAGGGGCCTATCATCATGGGATTTAGGAACTGAGGTTTTTTCTAATAGTCACACTGCTGGTAATGATGGATCCTTATTTCTTAGTGTCAGAGATGCACCAGATATAGGAACATATTCAGGAGATACTATAACCCTTTCAGCTAGTGCAAATAATTTCACCTCAATAACTTTCGCTTTGCGCCCACCTCAATAAAGACTAAACAAGTTAGGCTATAAATAGAATAAAGAGGAATAAGATGGCAGTCACATCAAGAGAAGAACTTAAAGAATACGCATTGCGCTCGCTCGGTGCACCCGTAATCGAAATTAATGTAGACGATGATCAATTAGAAGATCGAATCGACGAAGCCCTTGAAACTTATTTCGAATATCATAGTGATGGATTAGTTAAGATTTATCTTAAACATCCGATCACAGCTGAAAATATCACTAATGGATGGATTCCTATATCGGAGGACGTGGTATACATATCACATCTATTCCCTATTACCACCTCTTCCGCCGGCACAGGTATGTTTAGTGTAAAGTATCAAATGATGCTGAATGACATGTCTTTCATGGCAGGGCACCAAGGCGCTGATCTAGCCTATTTCGATCAGATGCAACAATACCTATCGCTTCTAGATATGAAGCTAAATGGGCATCCACAAACAAATTTCTCTCGCAGACAGAATAGACTTTATATCCACGGCCTTATTGAAGGTGATGTAAATGTAGGTAGTTACCTTATTGCAGAAACTTTTGAAAAGATTGATGTTGAAGAATTTGCTGAGATTTGGAACGAAATCTGGCTTAAGAAATATACGACTCAATTGTTCAAAAGACA